TCTATTTGCACTTCCTTGCGGATGATAACTCTGGAACCGTCTTTGAGGGAAGCGATGGTCTTATCCTTCTCTTTTACGGTCTCTTCTAATTCCTTTACTCGATTCTTCAAGGTTTCGAACTCTGAATAATCTACATTTACTACAGCCATAATTGTTATGATTTAAATTTAACTTTTATATATTTCAGCATTCTCTATTGGGATGTCGTACCACGGAAGGGAATAGCCTTTATCTTTCATTTCTTCTGGCAATATACAGCGATAATATTGACCATAGAAATTCAACCATACATCACTCACCTCCAAAATCGTACCTGCTGGAAGCTCTGGCTTCGGCTTAAACCATGGGCGTGGATATTTTGTCGTTTCGTGAACATCCTGAGCGCACTTTGTTGGTTTGATTAATTTTATCTTCATTACTTTTTCATTGTTTTACGTTTGGTGTAATTAATGTTTTCTATCTGATTTTCGAAGAATGCGATACGTCTATTTAATCTTCGGAGGATGGCACTTCTGATGTAGCAGATTGCTTCTGCATCGAGATACTTGGTGATGTCTTCGTTTGCAACACGGCATATTCCCTGGAGGGATATATCCAGCTTTACAGGGCTTTCTAGTATAGCCATGTTGTTTGATGCATCGACTTCTTCTACAAGGTCTCTGACCTTGGTTAACTCTTCGATGGAATTGAAGTATTCGCCTACGGAGTCGATGGTGTTACGCATTTCTTCATATTCTTCCTTTGTCATACGCTTATATTCTTTTTGAGGGACCAGCGATGGAATCGCTGGGAACGGTGGCTTTACTTAATTGTTCTTCGATTGCTTCCTGGGCTAGAATTTGCTGCCAGTTGGCTTCATTATAGTTTCTTGCCTCCTGTTCTTCTGAGAGCTGTGGGTCGTAGCCACCGAAACAATAGGTGTCAAATTTCTCATACTCCTTCATCGTATGTGGAGGTTTGGAGCCAGGAGTGGCTGGAATGTATTCCTTGGCGAACTCCTTGGGCAATAGGGTTGCTATTGTTGAGGCTATCGGGTCGATGACTTCGTATTTGAAAATACGGCTCTTTCCCTTTTTAGGAGAGTTATACACTGGTCTTGCCCAACAGATGTTCCCCCTGTAGTGTGACATGAGACCAGAGAAATAATACGGTTTCCAAATCCGATTATCTCTGAATGCACAGCAGATGCCTGTAGGGGAATCTCCATTATACGTAACACTATCTGACTTCCAGCAATGGTTGTAGCCGAGGTCGCTGATGTGGCTATGTACACAGAACTTGCACATCCTCATTTTCTCCTGATTAGCAACTGATGGTGTTGGCTGCATCAGGCTTTGTTTGATGTAATTGCCCATAGATGCATGATTTTAAAGTTCATCCTCTTGGTTGGTTGCTTTACGTTTCCATTCTCCACAGCATTCCCAGTGGAAGCGATGATGACCGAAGCCGTTGCATGTTCCGCTATACTTACTGTTTTCCGTAGGACGGAAGAACTTGCAACCTTTACAGGAGCGATGGCCATGGTGGTAAACTAGATAGATGAATGTGCCGGCCATAACAACCAGGCACAGCATGATGATGATGAATCCGATTTCCATATTACTTTTTGTTTTTAATGATTTTGTTTAATACTTGCTTGTTGTGCTCAGTATCATCATTGATGAGGTGATAGGAGCGAACTTTCTCGAAGGCGTTGACTTCGGCTGCTTGCATGTAAGCCTTGACCACTTCGATGAAATCTTCGAGAGAACGACAGAGGGCGTACTTGTAGCCGGCGCACTGCCAATAGCCCTGGAAGCGTTTCTGGTTGGCAGACTGATTGTTGGTCTTGCCATACTTCAATTCGATGCCCAAGCCGAAGTAAACTTCTGGGTTCTCGTAGATGATGCCTGTCTTGCCATCCTTCATGGAAGGGAGAGCAAGGATGAGGTCGGGAACGCCTGGGACCACGCCCGATGCTGCATTGATGGCTAGCTTCTTGCCACTGGTAGCACCGTCAGCCTCGTTCTTGGGATGGAAGAGGAGTGTGGAGAAAGCTGGGTACTGTAGTCGAAACCATCGTACACAGGCTATCTGCAACTGACCTTCACGCTGCACCTTCTTGTGCTGAGGCTTTTGCGTGTACTCGGGATAATTGCCGTTGAGACGGTCTATTAATTCTTGTTTGTCCATAACTTTTAGAGTTTTGAATTGTCACTTTTTGTTTGCCGTTAGTCGCTGAGTAGGGACTGGAGATAGTTTTGTGTCTTATCGTCCAAGTCGAGGAGGTTTTTCGTTTCCTCTTCCACAGGTGGGGTCCATTCGATGCCAAGACGCTGAATAGTTCCGTCTCGATAGAATCTTTCGAGCGACTGCAAGGCTTGTTTGTCTTGCGGATGCTTTTTGAGGTTGTCGATATGCCCCAAGATGATGGAACGATTAACCTTGTCTCTATAGGCTTCTGCTGACTGCTGAGACTGTTGGGCAAGTTTCCAGCGTTCGCCTATTGACAGACTGCCATCAGATGGTGGTGGCCCAGATGTCTTCTTCTGCTGAGGCTTGGAAGGCTTCTTTTCAGCTGAGGCTGCAATCGTAGGGTTGTCGAACGTTCCTTCCATCAGAGGCTCGTAATTCTTTGGATTGAAGAGCCAGTTGAAGGAGATATAGCATCCACCATCCTTGCGCCCGGATAGAAGGTCGGAATCGAGAGCCTTGCGAAGCATCGGCTCAATGTCCTCGAAGGAGTAATCAGAGATAAACTTGGCGACTAGCTTCTTGCGGTCGGGAGTCATCTTCGAGATTGGCTTTACCTGCGTGCCCAGGAAGAGGCGATTGAAGAGCCTTAACACTTCCGAGAATTGAGTTTCAGCATCCCCCGACTTTTTTTCTTTTTCTTTTTTTTGTGTTTGGGGGTGGGCTTTCTCTTTTCTTTGTTTGTTTTCTTTTATAGGGGTTTCAGGGGAAAGATTTTCTTTTATTTGTTTCTTTTCTCTTACTTCTGTGCCCTTTGCTATGTCCTTATCTGTGCCCTTGACTATCTCTAAATCTTCGGAATCACCTTTATTTAAAGGGGTTTCAGTGTGTGAAATCTGTGCCCCAGACTGTGCCCTTGGCTGTGCCCCTTGTTTTGTCTGTGCCCTAGATTGTGCCCTATTCGTGCCCTTAATTGTGCCCTTATCTGTGCCCTTGCTAGTTTCTGAATCTTCGGAATCGCCTTTATTTAAAGGAACTTCGGAAGATTGAATCTGTGCCCTAGATTGTGCCCCAATCTGTGCCCCGAAGTGTGCCGTAACCTGTGCCCCTTGGTCTCTTTGCCACGGTATGATGCAGTGGGATAGGGGGTGAGAACTGTTAACGTAGAGTTTCGTTGAGGCTCTTGGAGCAGAGCACTTGGTGATGATTTTCTCGGCTATGAGCACATCGATGGCGACACGGATGGTCTTGACCGTGGTATGGAGCTGTAGAGCCAAATCACGATAGGAGAGGGTGGCAGCGGAAGCCTCGTTGTGAGCGGAGGAGAGGAGCACATGGATGAGCACCTGAACGACCACAGGACGATGGAAGTAACGCCACTGCAACAGCTCTGGAGTAAATATGTAGCCATCTGTTTTCATTTATTCTTCTTTTATTTGGAATGTAGAATTTACGAATCTATCATTTATTTGTTTTCTTCTGCCTCGATGGCACGGAATATCTCGTAAGCCACTTGTGGCACCCAGGCATTGCCGTAAGCCTTTATGGACTCTTGTCGCCACTTGGGGAAAGAAATGGTAAGGCTGTCCACATCAAAGGGAATCCCATCATTTCCTCTACAAACAGGGGATTGAGTTGGGAAGTTCCGCCACCTACTTTGTGTGCAATCTGCTCCGATAGATTGGCTTTCTCCTTGTTGTGGTTTTTGAGAGCTTGCATATTCATGTTCGCCCTCATCCCATCCGCAGCCATTGGCGTGAGGAGATAGTGGAAATCCAGAAAGTCGGTCAGCCCATTCGGGCGAAGTGCTCCATTCTTTCGGCTGTACATCCCTTTTGCACCCTGTTCTTTCAGTCCCTTCACTCGGTTGGAGTGTTTTACCTCCATTGCCGTAGGAGTGGGAAGAAGACCATTGACCGCCAAGGCTGTTAGACCTTGCCCCATCTGGGAATTGGGATTGATGGTCTTGGTGAACTTCGTGGCTTCTATGCTGCAAGGTGTGGGAAGCAAGCCTTTTCGAGCGGCGAGTGCCAAGGTTGGACGCTCTGCTGCATTCGGTGAAAGGCTCTTGTTTATTCTTCCTCCTCCTTTGTCGAGTGCCGTGGGCGTAGGAAGGAGTTGTGCCACTGCCATGTCTTCTAGACCTAGGCTGTGGTCTGTCTTGCCCTTCTTTGGATTTCTTCGCCCTCGCTCGTTGATTTCCATGTCCTTGTGGGCTATGTCCATCGCATTGGGTGTGGGGAGAAGGTCTAGCGGAACAAATTCCGTCTTGCCCTTCTTGTTGCACTGTTTCAGCCCTTGGGTCTGAACGGTGGGCAATAATCCAAACTCGGTCTCTTCTGTGCGGTGCTCCGATGGCACAAGCTGGAATAACAATCGGTTGGACGGAATATCCTTCGGCTTCGAGGTCTGCACAGATTTTGTCGAGGGTGAATCGGCTTTCCTCTCTGTATAGGTGATTCTCTTCGAAAAGATAGTCTGTGCGTCCCATCTGAGTGACTTGGCAGGACTCCACCATCGTCTTGATTCCATTAACGTTTTCACCAACGACCCAAGTGGGGTGTATCTGCCGTATCGCTCGAAGCATCTGTGGCCAGAGGTAGCGGTTATCGTCCGCTCCCTTTCTTCTGCCAGCGAGGGAGAAAGGTTGGCAGGGGAATCCTCCTGTGAGAACATCGACTTTGCCGTGCCACTTTGTGAAGTCTGTTTTGGTAATGTCTTCATAACTTTCTGAATTAGGAAACCAGTAGTCGAGCACCTTGCGAGGAAACTCCTGTATCTCGCAATGGAAGAGGTTCTGCCATCCCATCATGGATGCAGCGACCTCTGCGCCACCGATTCCGCTGAATAAACTAGCGTGATTCATATCTGTTTACCTAAAATGGGGCTGTGGTGAATGCCATATTCTCATTTCCTTTGTATGGGATGCATTGGATAAAATCACCTACGTGCCCGGTGCATAATAGCAAAGCGTTGTATTTGTATGGGGATTCACCTATACGTGTTCGTGCGAAGATTGCTGGTCTCCATTTATGTTCATCGCTGTTACGCACAAGAACCTTATCGAAGGTTCTGAATGATGGCTGCTCCTTCGCTTTCTTCTCTTTCTCAACCCATAGGGTGCAAGCCTCCTGGAACGTGATGGCTTCGCCCTCTGTTGCTTCTCGCAGTTCCTCGTGTACGCTGATACGCAGATCGAAGGCTTGGTCGGTCACGAACTTCTCGTTCTCGATTTCGTACTGGTTGCCGAATGTCAGCGTGTCCTCGCTCTCGTTCTTGCCGATGAGCTTGCCGATGATTGTCAGCTCTCCGTCCTCGTCTTCTTCTTTGAAGACGTAAAGGTTGCCAAGTTCGAAACATGGCATCGTCTGTTTGTTATTCTGTTCCATATTATTTAGTTTAAAAAGTTATTCACATAGAAGTTTCTCCTGATGCTGCACGTACATCTTGTATTTAAGACAATACTTGCCATTGATGCAGTTGCGCCCATTTGGGCAGAGGAGGCACTTGCGAGCTGCATAGGTGCTCTTACTTCTTGAATCGCTCATAATAGTAGGTTACTATCTGATGCTCTGTAGGCTGGAAGCCATTACGAGAGGTGAGCGTATCGACTATCTCATCGTAGGTACGCTGAGGCATCTGAGAAATCAGGTTCTCATCGTGGATGCCCTGTGAGAGCTTCGTGATGCAAAGCCATCCAAGGACTAGCCAGATGGCAATGCAGAAGATAATCTTAATTGTTTTCATAACTTTATCGTTTTATATTGTTTGTAATGGTGGTCGGTTAGGGAGTCGAACCCTTGTGCCTATCTGCTTAGTTCTTTTTCGCAGAAATCATGGTGAACCTAGTAAAAAAGCATTTAAACAATCAATCGTTTGTTATGAACATCGCCCCCGATGGGCTAGGCTACATGCAAGATTGCAATGCCGACCGTGTAAAGAAAGGTGCCTGAGTAGGATTTGTACTTATCAGATTTTTAATGATGAAAAGCTGTTTTCGCAGGGATATTTGCCCAGGCACCTTTTGAATGTTTCAACGATAAGTTTCGCTTCACAGCGAGCTTTTCTTGTTTGCAATGTTAGCTTATGTCTATTCTCTAAAAGTAAAATTACCTATGTGGGATGTAGATAGTCTTGAACTTTACAGGCACAGGCTTCCAGCTCGGACAGTCGGTATTCGTAGCGAGTAATCTTGCCGTTCTTGCCACGCCCGAAGACCTTGACCTTGCCTTCCTTCACCCATCGTTCTACATTGCGTCTGCCGAAGGTATCGAATGCCTTGGCTTGGGTGATGAATGGTCGCTTGCCTACAGCCTTGGATATTTCTTCCTGGACTACATTGCGTATGGCTGATAGGAATGTGTCGAACGAGACCATCTTGTCAGCGAACTGGATTTGTACTGTTTGGTTCATGACTATTTTGTTTTATTTGATTCTTGTAACTGTGATAACTCCTTGCTCCCGGTTGAGCTTGGTCTTGAACTTTCGGCTGTAGATGGCACCGAGGTCAGTGCAACTACTCTTGACCGATAGCATTCTCTTGATAGGGAAGTCTATGGCTTGGCCTAGAGTCAATTCCCTAATCTGAGGTCTGAGTGGTAATGTTTCTTCTGACATATTGTTTGAATTGAATTATTATTTAACTAGAACGAAATCGTATACGAAGACGAGAGTACTGAAGTTCCAAATGAGGTGGAGTTTGTCGCAAAGCATCCAGTATGCCACGTTTGGAGAGTCATACCACCATTTCTTACGCTTGCTATCATTTGTGGCATCGTATGAAAAAGCATCGTTAATACCATCGATGTGGCTACAGATAATTCCTTCCTTCATGCAGTCATCTGTGCTGATGTCCTGTAGGTGCTGTACACGGATGTTGATAATCTTGATTTGATGAGGCATCGCTTTTGCTGTGACGAACATCTTGTTGTTCCATCCTGGATGTTTGCATAGAATTGTCCTAATGGATGGTTCCATTGGTATTTCCTCGTATCTTTGTGCGACTGCCACGACTTCACCGATTTTATAATGTGACTTCGCCACAATCTCATTGCCATCATTAATGGCGAGCTTGCCCTTGTCTTTTCCTTCCGTGTAGAAACCGCAGTTGAAGTTTCGCCTGAAAGGTTCTTGGTATGCGATTCTTCTTGTTTGGGTCTTGCGACCATCGAGAACTGCTTGGGTGAGACCGTACTGGTCATTGAACATTATCTTTTGCATTGTCTTGTCTCCTTTCTTTTGTTTCTATTTGAGGAATGAGTAAAGTTCCTTGGCATCTTTCAAGGCTTCATCGTATTCCCCCCAATGGATTCTTGATTTTGCTGCATACTTGAGGCAATACAACATGCCTTCCCACTCGTAGATAGATGCCTGGTATATCCAATTAAAGATTTCCTCGAAGGTGCTTTTTTCTGGCATTCTAATAATCTCATGTATTTTGGTACGAAGCCAGAGACGCTTGTGCTGCTTGGCAATCTCATCCTTCAACTTCTTCTCTTCACACAGAGAATGGAAGTGAGCTACTAAATTGTCATTTTCGTTCTTTTTCATTATTTGCCTCCTTTCTTTAATTTGGTAGGAACAATATCTTTGAGGTATGCCCAGAAGCCTTCTTGGTAATTATCCGTTGCCTCTTTCCACATTGTTTCCTCGTTGTCACAGAATGCGTCTAGAACATCCAAGTCACATAATATAGGTTCCTCGAAGTTGCAATCTACCAGGATAATCATGCCGTCTTTGTCTTCTGGTTCTTCTTTCACGCTATGCCAGACTCTGCCTAGATTGATGTATTCCTCATCGTCTCTACCCATTCTGACCGCCATTCCATGCCATACAGGTTGACCGTCATGTAGGTTTCCTTCATGGTCTTCCCATCCTGCTGTAAGCGCAGTGTGAAAAGGACAGACGAACAGCCTTAATGGTGCATCGTGAGATTTTTTGCTATCTTTCTTCATTTTTCTTCAATTTTATTTGGTATTTATTTATTTATTTACTAACTTTACGGTGCAAAACTACAAAATAATTTAGAGACTTGCAAATATTTTAGCCTAAAATTGGCTTAAAGCTATCATATTTAATAGTCCTTAACTAAAATATAGTAGAATATGGACTTAAATGTAATAAAGAAGCTTGCAGAAAAGCGAGTTGGTGGACTAAAGAAATTAGCAGCCGACATAGGTATGAGTGAAGCAAATCTTCACAGGTGTATAAACAATAATAAGATGCAAGGAGGTGATTTAGAACAAATCGCATCCATATTTGGCGTGTCAGTAGATGTTTTCTTTGATAGTAATGCTGAGGTTTATGTTAATGATGTTATGGACTTAGATAAAATAAAGTCGTATATTGAAGAAAATGGTATAGGGTTAGTTTCTTTAGCATCTAAAATGAAAATCAGCAAAGTTGCATTGGAAAACATATTGAATGGTTCTGATGTTAAAATTAGCCTTGTGGAGTCTTTGGCAGGAGCTTTAGGTGTGAAAGTTGTAGATTTGTTTAATGATAAACAACTGGAGGCTAATATTGTTGATGTTCCTGTTACAGAAGATAAAAGTATGTATGAAGAACTGATTGCCCTTAGAGCAGAGAATAAGCTGCTGAGGGAGATTCAAGGTCTTTCGGCAAGAAGTCAGGCTCATGTTGGATAATTAAAATGTAGGGATTATGAAAAAGTTAATTAGTTTTATCGCAATGATTGTTACGAGTATCGTTGCAGTAGCTCAGACTTCAATCGCTGGAGTAGCTTTCGGCTCCAGCTATATTCAAGCTGCTAAGATTCTTAAAGATAAATTTGGTGTGCCAGATACCGAAGAAAGAGAGCGAATTGTTTTTGTAGATAAAAAATACGGAGGCTTTAATTTTGATTTAGTGACATTTGGTTTCCAATACGGTGAAGGGAAAAGTTATTTTAATAGATGTATTTTTATTAAAACGTTTAAGACTTCATCAGAAGCTAAAGATTTCAGAGATTTGTTTGCTCAGAAATTGAGAAGAGACTATTCTTTGAATGAATTCATTTCTGACAATAAGTTTAAAGGATATGAAGGTGGCGTGGACCCAACTAATGGTGAACCTTACGGATTCAGCCTAGATATAGTATCTCCAACACGTGAAGTAAACTTTTATGGTGTAAGATTATACTATGGTCCTTATGATTATGTTAATGAAAACTTTTAAATATGAAAACAAACATGAATAAAATATTAGGTATAGTCTTATCTGCATTACTCGTCTCATGTTGGGGACATACTTCTGATGGAAATGATGAGGCTGTCAAGAAAGCTATAGAAAAGTCTTTGACTACCGATAATGATTCAACAGATGAAGAAAAGCCAACTATCGGTAGATATGTGTATATGGATAGAACAGGCTGTTTACATTTAAAGCAAGACTGCTATAGTTTCTCAGACAATGACCAACTTGTTTTGTCTACAGAGACAAATGATGAGAGTACGGAAAGTTCCCTGGATATAAAGAGTAGTAGATATGCTCTGCATAGAATTCCAGTAAAAGTGAAATTAAAGGAAGCAGATTTGGATTTTTGTTGTAATAGTTGCATAAACGACTCAATATTTGATATATTAGCACAAACTGCCCTACGAAATGCTAGTGTAGGGGAAGTAAGCAAAGTTGACTATAATAAATATCGGGTTCCAAGACCTGCGAGATAACATTTAGGCTTATGATGCAATTATCAAACAACGATATAGACAGAAAGTTGAGACTATCAAAGAAGTTCTTTTGCTTTGGTCTAGTGACCTTCTGCATAGGTTTCTTGATGCTTGGCTTTGCAATAGGTAGGTTGTCTTCCTCTTCTAGTACTGCTGAGGCTGATGGCTTCCAAACTGAGGTAACAGCAGGAGGCAACGTATATGTATCAGACAGTCCTGGTTCTAAGCGATACCATAAGGACAGAAATTGCCCAGCTCTTAAGAGAACTACAGGCAAGATACAAGAACAGATGAATCAAATGCCATCGACCAAGGAAAAACTTTGTGTGGATGGTGTGGAAAAGAAAAATAATTCGTAAATTTGCAAAAAAATAGGAGATATGAATATGGGAACATTGATTATTTTAGCTATGGTAGGAATCCCTTGTGTGGCATTTCTGATATTTTGTGCAACGTCTAATGGAAAGAATTGGCTACGCCAAAATAATATGTTATAAGAAATATAGTATTAAAATAGGAGATTGATATATGGAGAATATTGGAATAGTAATTAGTATTTTGGTAGGATTGGTAACTTTGTTATCAATGCTTGTATGGTTTGGACGTTTCATCCAGCGTGTGAATGTACATGACAAGAAACTAGATGATTTATCTAAAGATGTGGAGGACTTGAAGTTAGATATGAACTCAGTTAAGACTTTGCTTATGGCGAAGTTTAAGGACTTCGAGGTGGTCTTTTCTGGAAAGCATTCGCCTAGAGCCTTGAATGAAACCGGCCAGAAAATATTTGATGATATGCACGGAAAAGAGTTTTTGGAAAAGAACAAGGCTTTGTTGTTTGCTTACGTTGACAAGAACAAGCCAAAAACTGCCTACGATGTTGAAGGCTTGTGCTATTTGGCTTGTCTTATGAATGTGAACAATGATGCCTTTATAGAGATAAAGAGCTTCCTCTACAATTATCCTACCATAACTTTGCCTGATGGCAAAGAACATGAGGTAACAATGGATGAGGCTTGTTCTGTACTTAGCCTTCCTTTGCGTGATATGTACTTAGAAGAGCATCCTGAGATTGTGAGATAATAAAGAGCATAAAGTTTGTTCGTAAATTTAAATTCCAAAATAAGTTTATAAATTGTTTTGAAAGAAACGCTAAAACATTGGTAAATACAGTATAAAATGAATCTGGTTTGGAAATTAGAAATCATGTTTTCGTAATTGTCTGATATTTGAGGAGTTGGCGTAAATGGCTGATTTCTAGATAGTCAGAAGTGTAGTGTTTTAGAAACGTTTGACACGTTAAACGTGACAAATGAGAGCGTTTGTTTTGAAATAGCTTTGAAAATAAAATAACTATGGCTACATTTAAAATTGTTGTTCAGCATCAGAGGTCAGATGGTTTTTACCAAGTGTACATTCGAATGACTCATAATCGTAGGTCGCTTTATATTAAGACGAACAAGATGGTGGGACAGAAAGGCATCGTGAAGGGTTCTCATGATGTGAAGGATTCTTTTGTGCTAAATCCACTGAACCAAATTATTGAAGAATGGATGTTCAAGCTTAATAAGCTAGACATCCGTTCTTGGAGTGCTGAACAGGTTAGGGACTATCTAGAACAGAATGATGCAGATGTGTGTTTCTCAGACTTTGCAAGAGAATATATTGATGAGTTGTCTGAAACTTTAAAACCTCAGTCTCTTGTAAATTATCGCAATACCCTGAATAGTATAGAAAGATATTGTGGTTCTGAGAAGGTAATGTTTAGTGAATTGAACACCAAACTAGTGCAAGGATGGATAGATAGTATGAAGGATTCCAAGGCAAAGAAATCTTACTATCCTCAGTTCCTAAAAAAGATGTTCAAGGCAGGTGTGGCTAAATATAATGATTATGACAACGACATCGTAAGGATAAAGGTGAATCCTTGGACTAAAGTAGAGTATCATAAGCATGCTATTCCCAAAAAGCGTGCTATCTTGATGGAGGATTGCAGAAGAATTTTTTCTGTGATTCCTTCTTCTAAGACGGAATGCTTGGCTGTGGATGTGTGCAAGATGGTATTGTGTCTTGCCGGAATCAATGTGGCTGACCTGTATGAAATGAAGAAGGTTGACTATTACGATGGTATTTTGCATTACAAGCGACAGAAGACACGAACGGTTAGAGCTGATGAAGCTTATATAGAAATGAAAGTACCAGATATGCTCATACCTACCATGATGAAGTATTTCTCAGATAAAGAAGACCCTTATCTGTTTAATTTTCACAAAAGCTATGGTTGCAGCAGGTCGATGGACGGTAATTTGTGCCTATTCCTAAAGAAATTCTGTGTGAATACATTGAAGGATAGTGAATTGAAGATAACACCTTATACTTTTCGCCATACTTGGGCTACCATAGCTCAAAATGATATTGGTGCCAATTATGAAGAGATAGGTTTTGCGATGAATCACATCAGTACTCATAAGATTACCATGGGATATGTGAAGCCAGATTTCTCTAGAGCCTGGGAACTGAATGAGAAGGTGGTGGAGAAGATTTTCTTTACCAATGACCCAAGCAGACGAATACAGGAGTATCATGCGCCTGTTTTTGAAAAGGTGGAGGAAACATTTGAACTCAGTGCCGATGCCTACTTCATGGGCGAGGTGGTGGCTCATTTAGATGGCAATGGCTACAAGAACACGGATGAGATTATTGACCAACTGATGGCCAACATAAACGACAACGTGCCTAGCACTTGCACCATACAGATAAAGGTGAAGAACATCACCAAAGACCAAACCAAGTATTTTGAACGCATGAGGGGCAAAAAGTAGCTAATATATCTTAAAATTGTGCCAATAAAACTTAATATCTGACGGATTTAGTCAATTCCATACCCAAGGGTAGTCTTCTCTAAAGTAGCAGAAATTTTAGAGAAGGCTACCCATTTTTTGTATTTAGCCATTATTAACAATCTTAAGATTCTTGATGTTTATGGTGGTCTCTTGTTTCTCAAATTTCTCCTCCAACTCCATGAAGGACTCCTCCACAGACAGGCTTCTACGCTCATCATTGTTGAATGATATGGATTGAAGCTTTGGAGCAACGTATGGGAGGAACTTGGCTACTATTGCCAAACGTCCGGCAGGTTCTTCTATCTGCATGAGGTCACTGGCGAGAGAGTAGCCTTTTTCATTGATTCCGTTGAAATAGCCAGTGATGGCATCGCTAAGGCTTTCACGTACCGTTTTCGTTATCTTGTTTGCCGTGCCAGCCTTGCGTCCACCTGTCTTCTTTCGCTTTGGTTTCGGCTCATTGTTATTATCTTTTTTTGTTGCCATATTCTAAGAATTTAAATGATTACTGATAGTTTTCGGGTGCAAATATAGTGAAAAATAACGAAACTTGTTGTTCAAGTTGCGCAACTTATCACAGATAGGCGAGAAAAACGCATTACTTTAGCACTGTTTAAACATTAAATTCGAATTTTATGGGACTTATAGGAAGTATTGCTGGTGGCGTTACCTCAGCTGTAGGTGGTGCTCTAGCAGCCAAAAAACAAAATGCTGCATACAACGAATACATCAAGACCTTTGAGAATCGTATGCAGCAGGTGAAGGACCACCGTGATAATCTTTATTATCAGGACCCGACACAAACAGCCGAGAACCAGGTGGCAGTGACCAACGCCCAGAAGGTGCTGGATAATGCCACGCAGAAAGCCAAGAATACCAACATCGTGAGTGGTGGTAGTGATGAATCTGTAGCACTAAGCAAACAAGCAGCCAATGAGCAAGTGGGCAACATGATGCAACAAGCTGCTGTGCAAGGTGCCCAACAGAAAGAGAATGTATGGAACACCGCAGATTCTCAGATAGACCAAATGACCAACTACATTGCTACCGCCAAGAAGGAAAAGGGTTTGGCTCAGGCGCAAGCCATTCAAGGTGCAGCTAGTGGTTTGGCTAGTGCTGCAAGTAGTTTGCCGTGGTAAGGAAAGGAGGTAGATATGGGATTTATGAGTGACGATTTAACTCCAAAGCGTCCAGCTTCGGCTGTGACACCTATAACCGATTTTCCATCCAATGATGAAGGGCAGTCAGCACCATCTGAGCCAGTAACTTCTTCTTCTGTGCAGACACCGACACAGCCAAGTGGGGATAGTGCAGCAGCACAAGCTACTTCTACAACTGCAACAGCTCCAATAGATACAAATGGATTGGTGGTTGGTAATCAGCCATCCTTCACTCAGCAACCAACCGAGGAAGTAACCGAGGTAACTCCAAACCAAGGTATTTCGATTGATTGGAGCAAACCTTATGCCGATATAGAGCAGAATCCTCTCTTGCAGCAGATGAAGCCTTATGACATCATGAGGGACTTCGAGAAGAATGGCAATGGCGATTGGGCTTCTTTTATGCCATGGCTTCAATCTCTTGGTGATGTGGATAAGACTGTAGCAGCCAATGCTGCTTTGCAGAAGAAAGCCGAGAGGCAAGCCAAATGGGAACAGTTGGGCAACCTTTTCCAACATATCGGTAATTTCTTCGGTACAGCTATCGGTGCTCCTGAGCAGAAAGTGGAATCAGCCCAGGCTTTGACGGAACGCCAACGCAAGCTGAGAGAAGGCACTGATGCCCTTCGACAAAAGGGATATGACCAGATGATTGCGAACATCTGGAAAGATAGAGCCAATAAGCAAGCACAGATGCAAGCAGAGGCAGCAGCTAAGGCTAATGATGCCCTTGCTGCTTATCGTGGTTCGCAGAAGGCACAGGAGGATGCTTTGACACCAGAAAAGGTGAAGACCGAACAGGCAAGGCAAGCTGCTTCTAATGCAGCAGCAGGTCTTTCCACCGCCAAGACTAAGACGGAAGACGAACTGAGAGGCAAGAAGAGCAACTTGCTTACCGCCCAAGCCAACAATGCGAATGCAGGAGCTGCTGAACATGCCGCAGGTGTGACAGTGAAGAAAGCGCAAGTAGGTAAGATAGCTGCTGAGACCGAGAAAGCCAACAGAGGCAACCAAGCCGATAAGGAAGCGGACGATTTCAATTCCAACTATGTGAACGACCCTGTTTTCAAGAAGCATGTGAATGAATGGGCTACACACAATGGTATGAATATCGGTGGCAATACTGATGGAAGAGGTGGAACTTGGGCTAACAAGTACAATCGCCAACAGGCATCCGCTTATGCTAGGGCTAAGATGGCTAAGGAGGGAAAGAAGCGAAAGAAGCGAACCGTTCGCCCTTATGGTGGAAAACCAGCCAAGGGTACTTCGAGCACAAAGGTAGATTATTCTAAGTATCAAAGAAAATAACATAATATATGGCAGACAAAGACAACAAATCTAAGTTGATTTATCACGTATGGGATAAGGACAACAACGAGTATGACATCCCTGACGAGGTTGTTCAGCAGCGAGGCATGGATAACTTCGCCAAGGACTTCGAGGGTGGCTATATCACCATGTTTGACGATAAGAAGCAGAAGGTGGATGTGCCTATTGAGGATGTGGGAGAATATCGTAAGCAAGGTTACATTTGGTATGATACCAGTGGAAACGCTACCCCTATCAACGAGGTAGGCAAGAAGCCTTCTCCTTCTTCATCTTCTCAGGGAACAGAACAGTCTCAATATCCTCAGGAGGTACTTGATGTTTTCAACTCTCCTGACAACAAGCCGGGCAACTTCAAGGACTTGGCACAGCTGAATGATGAGTATCAGCGAGGCGAGCTAAAGAAGCCTAGCTTGATTTCGCAAGCACTCGGCATGATGCCGAAGGTGGATGCAGGTAATATCGGCAGGGAGCAGAAAATGGGTGGCATGATTACCAGTATGCTTCTTGGTGGTAATGAGCAGCAAGCACAGCCGATGCAGCAGCCACAAGACAATAATCAGCAGGTGCAGCAGACCGCACAGGGGAATGCTAGCCAAGAACAGAAGCAGGAGCCAGCTCCTTCTATCCCTAGCGTAGTGAACGACAATACTTTGATGGATGCCAAGTTTGCTAACTATCTTGAAGATTGGAAGAAGCGACCAGATAAGGAAGGCAACTATTTTGAGAACTTCGTGGCTGACCTTGAAGCTGACGGTATGAATCCAGATGAGGCTCTTGAAGCTACTCGTAATGCGCAGAACAGATATGCTAATCGTTCGGCCATTGAAGTAACCAATAAGGTTGTTTCTGCTTTGGCAGATGATACAGTACAGGATGCCGAGAAGAATATCGAGGCTCAATGGTATAGCCATGGTGTGCAAGACAAATTGAAGCAGGAGGCATCGGCTATGGGTATAAGCTATGATGATTATGTGGCTTACTACTTGAAGCCAGCCATGGTTGAAAGCCTTGTGCAGAAGTATGGTCAGAACTATCGAAACATCGCTGAAGGCATCGCTACTCGCCTCTATTCTCACGATGAGCATGTACAGGACAGACTGATGAACCAAGATATCAATGATGCGCTTTCAGATGTTATTAGCAAGTATGTGAATCCTTCAGTGGTGGATGAGTATAACAAGGCGCAGGAGGCAGGAAGTAAGGCTTTTAATGAAGGTATGGAAGGAAGTCAGAACATTCCAGCCAGTCTTCGCCTTGGTACTGCCATCGCTTCTCAGTATGAGGCTAATCAAGCCAAAGACCCTCAGAAAACTCTCAGTGCATTGCAGAAGAAGTTTAATGGTCTTTACAAGAATCCTCAGTTTCTGAACGATATGAGCAATGCAGCCTTCAAGGTGATGCAGCGATATGGCATGAATGGAACTCTGAGCGGAAACCCTAAGCAGTTTAAGCCGATGATTGATGACGTGTTGAAGGCTCAGCTCAATCGGTTGGAGGTGAAGAATATGATACCAAAGGGTAGTGCAGAGTATATCATGAATACAGGCTTGGGTAATACCATTGTTGGCAAGATAACCCGAAAGTTGGTACAGACCGATTATCAGAACTGGTTGGAGGATATTGCCAATCAACAATATCAACCTGGCTTCTGGGAGCGAGTAGGCAGTGGAGCGTTGACCTTTGCAGGGGATGCTTGGAGTTATTGGCTTCCTGGTGCCGCAGGTGGCAAGGTAACCAAGAGTATGCTTGCCAAGGCTGAGGGCAGACTGGCTAGCGACTTGATGGCTAAGGGCATGGAAGCCAAGATGGCAGAGCGTGCAGCCAAGGTTCTCATTGGTAAGAGTAAGGGAATGGCGTTGAAGACTGGTGCAGCCCATGGTGCTTTAACATTTGGCGGACAGGCTGCTATCTCCAAGCCTATTGATGAAATCTATCGTACAGGTCAGTTTGATGAGAATGGCAAGGTTTACAATCCTTCTGTGGGCAAGATTCTTGCCAATACTTTGGGCGAGGTGGTTAAGCAGAGTGCCGTAGGTGCCATTATGCAAGGTGGTACTATTGCCAACATGGTAGGCAAGGGAAGAGGTTTGGCTACCAATATTCTTGCTGATGTTGGTGGAAAGGTAGTGGATTCCGGTATCATGACCGGGCAGCAGATGCTGGAGCGCATGGCGCACGACCCGAACTTTAAGCCTACAGGTAAAGATGCCGCTGAGAGTTTCTTGGAGAGCATGGCTAACCTTACTTCCATCGGTTTGCCTGGTATGGTGGGCAAGTATGCCCGATTCAAGGATGCCAAGGAGTTTAACCGCAAGTTTGACTTCAACGACCGAGATATTGCCGAGTTGAAGAGATTCGGCTATGATGATTTGCGTGATGCCTTCGAGAAGTTGGGCATCAATGGTTATCGTGCAGAGGGTGAAGGTGTGCAGATGATGGGGCAACTCACTGATAAGTACATGAACCTGATGAACGATAAGAGCGTGCCAGAGGTATTGAAGGCAAAGATGATGGCTGTGGTGGAAGGAAAACGCCCTTCTTCCTTCTCGCCAGTTATCGACTCTATCATCGTGCAGCCAATGGATAATGATGGCAAAGTATATCTCGAAACCTTGAATAAGGATGGTGGCATCATCGACCGCAAGGAGTATTCTTCGCTTGAAGAGGCTCAGAAGGCTGAGAAGAAGCTAGACTTCGAGAAGTCGCTGAATATCACTTCTGAGTATGAAAAGGCTTACCATACCGATGCCTTGCAGGATAGACTGAACACCATATATGAGCAAGCTAGGGACAAGTATGCCGCAGGTGAGCAACTGAATGACGAGGATAAGGCTGCAATCTATCTTCATCAGAATGCCAGTGCCATCGGTGACATCATGCAGAAACAGCAGAAGGGCATGAAACTGACCGAGCAAGAGCAGCAGATGGTGAACAGTTATCGCCACTTCTATGATAGTGCTTTCGAGAATAGCCCTATCATGAAGGAGTATGTGCGCACCTTCGAGGATTCGCAAGGTGTGGAGCATGGTACGCTTCGCAAGGCTCTAGAGGGTGATGGAAAGTCTCGCACAGCCGAACAACAGAAACTTGTGGAGGAATACCAGAAGCAGCTCTATAACGACATCGTGCTGAAACGAGAAATGAACGATGCAAAGGAACAGATGAATCAAAACTTGATTGAGGGACAGCGTGAACTGCCTGGTGCCACACAAGAAGGTGGTGCTTCGGCTGAGAATGCTGAGGCTACAGCGGAAAAGCCTGTAGATGCTTCTGTTTCTTCTGATGTTCTACCAACAGAACCGCCAACGCCTCCAGTTGGGGGTGAAACGCCTTCAAATGTGGAGGGTACACCTTCGGTGGAGAACGGTTCAAGTCCTTCTGATGCCACTACTGCATCCAATGAAAGCAAATCTGATGCCTATGTGATGGGACAGAATGCCTACCAGAATGGGGATGTTGAGGGTTTGAAAGCGATTGACCATAACGATGATGTGTCGAAGGCTAGATTGAAGCGTGCTTTTGCCGATAATGAGGCTATGATGGATGTGGTGGTGAAGGCGTATGAGGATGGCAAGGACATGGAGCAGTTTGTGGCTCAGCGTGCCAACTCAATGACTCCAGCACAACAGGATGCCGTGCGTAAGTATGTGGAGGCTCAGGATGCCAAGAAGGGCGTTTATGATGCTCTGCAACATGCTGATGATGGCTATGGTGATGCCTTGAAGGAACTTCTTTGGACTTATCAGACGGAAGACGGAAATATCGTGCCAGCTACCCTTACTACAGGTCAACAGGTATTCTTGAAGAAAGCCAATGAGTATGGTGGTGGCTTCGTGGTTGTGCCTGATGAGGATGGAAATCCTGCCATCAAGCAGGTTTCTAGTGCCGAAATCAAGGAAGTGGGCACGCCTATTACTATGGATGATTACATCAATCAGCAGGTTACTGAGCAGAAGAATGCTAGACAGCAGCAGTTCTTTGCCCAGTATGATGGCAGTGGGTTGAAGCCTAGCGACACCGTGGAGGTTGCCATGGAAGCAGGTGAGGAACCTATGCAAATGACCTTTGCAGGATATAGCGAGGATGGCAAGATTGTGCTTTCTGATGGCAAGGACAATATCGCACTGACCAAGGACGTGTTTAATACTTGGCGACAGAACGCCCTCGATGCCTCTATTGGTGCAGAGCTGGATGCCGAGGACGCACAGCGTGCCAACGATGATGCAGCCAAGGCTGAGGCAGATAAGAAGCAACGATATAATGAAGGTATCGTAGGTTTGGGCATGGGACAGCCTGATTATTCCTCTAAGGACACAGAGCCAAAGGTGGCAGCTGAGTATCTACAGGAGCAATTTGGCAATGACCATGGTAAACTGATGAACCTTATCAGTGGTAGCCGTTCTGACATCAAGGAACAGTTGGATAACAAGAGAAAGGCTGCATCTGAATATGAGGACTGGCTATCTCTCAATGCCGACTTGGACCCAGAGAAGGCTCAGAAGGTGGAGAACGACTTGGCACTTGTTAATGAGCAGATTGCCGACCTTGAAACTCGTTATAAGAACTGGAATGCTATCCGCAAGGAGGTTATGACTCCAGAGGAGGCTAGAACCTTGAAGAATGAGCGCAAGGCTGAAATCGAGAAGGCAGGTGTGGACGAGAACGCAATTACATCTGCTGATGAGCGTGAGGTGGCTGTGCTAGACAATAAAGAATTGAAGAAGCAATATCCAACCATGGATGAGGCTAGCAATTATATTGCCTCTGAGCGCAAGCGCATCTATCATATTCAGAATGACGAGGTGCAGCCACAGATAGATGGTATCAATGAAGCCCTGGAGCAATATATGAATGGTGATATTGATTATTCGGCTGACCAGTTGAAGGAGTTGAACACTACCAAGGCGCAGTTGGAGGCTAGACAGGCTAATCTCTCTGCATCGGCAAAGGATTTGAAGGCACAGGATAAGTTGCTCAATACTCTATATAGTGCAGAGAATAAGGAGGAGAGAGCCAAGGCGATGGAAGAAATGACTCCTTCTGAGCAGCGCAAAGCTCTTGTGGCTGTTGCCTTCAAGAAAAATGACCTTGGAGTAATCAAAGAGATATACAAGGATGCCTCTGTTGATGTTATGGACTTAACGCCTCAGACTTTGGAAGAGGCTGTATCTGAATCTTTGAGTCCACATAGCTTGAATCCGGAATCTCTTCAATATGAGTTGGGCAAGAGTAATTTCAAGTTTGGTATTGGCAAGCGGTATGATTCTAATAAGTTCAATTATCTTATTGCCAAGAAAGGAACCGGTATGTCGGTTAATGAATTTGCCGTGAGAGTGTACAATGACCTTCCTGTAAACTTGCAGGATATGGGATATTCTGACCAAGATGTGAGAAACACCTTGCTGGATATGTTCAAGTCCTACGACAACGTGAAGGATATGCGTAACGTGGTACTTATGAACCGTATCGCTGCTGCTGAGGAGGAACTTTCAAGCGAGGAAGAGTATTATGAGGCACAGAAAGAGCGTGAAATTATCGAAAGACAGGCAGAAAATCCAGATTATTATGCTTATCTTGAAGATAATTCTGTACCTTTGCCGTCAGAAAACGAACTTAACCATATTGCTGGTATGGAATATGACCGCATGATGGAGATTGAGGAACGTGAGCGTGAGTATAAAGAATATGTTAAATCAATTTTACCAGAAATAGCAGATTATGATGACAGAAGCAATGAAGAAGGATATGGAGGAGGCGGTGGCCTGGGTAGCGACTCTTCACGGAGAGGAGTTGATGAAGGAAATCGCAATCGCCAAGAAGGTGGTAGCAGAGAAGCATCTGCTGAGACCGAGACTGGAGCGTTACATAATAGCACAGGCGAAGGGAGACAAGAGATTAGCAGCTTGGCATCTGGCGAAGGCTCAGCTGATAGAACTCCACATCTACCGCAAGAAGCATCCTTCGGAGAACGTTTAAAGAATGCCATTGCCGAGACTGAGCCTAACCCTTCTGAGGCTCAGAAGAAGGCAGGTAACTATAAGAAGGGACATTTGTCATTTGGTGGCTATGACTTTACTGTAGAGACACCGAAGGGCACTACACGTAGCGGTAAGGACGAGCAGGGCAAGCCTTGGAGCGTGACCATGCACGACACTTATGGCTATATTTTGGGCAAGATTGGCGTGGATGGTGACCATATTGATATGTTCATCAATGATGCTGCTGACCTTGATTCTTTTGATGGTAACGTTTATGTTGTTGACCAGGTGAACCCAGAGACTGGTGAGTTTGACGAGCATAAGGTGATGTATGGCTATCCTTCTGAGGAGGCTGCTACAGAGGCTTATCTTGCCAACTACTCCAAAGGCTGGAAGGGACTCGGTAAGGTTACTGCTGTGCCAAAGGCAACCTTCGATAAGTGGTTAGAGTCTTCCGACCGCAAGACTAAGCCATTTGCGGACTATGCAATGATTAAGAAAGGTGCTCATCAGGACTTTATTTCAGATATGGAATATACATACGAGAATGATGTGCATCCTTCGGAGGAAGATAAGCCTAAGATGCAGAAGTTTGCAGAGCGTTTGCTTGATTTCCACCAAGATAGAGAAGATAAGCCTGAGTATGGATATACTATGCTTTCTTCTAACATCAATGGGGATAAACTCTATCCAAGCGAAAAAAAATGGTTTGGTACAAAGAAGTATCGCCAGGGTGTTTCTTGGGTAGATAAGGACAATGTATGTGCTTATGAGTTGAATCCTCGCTTTAACGCTAGGGGGTATCTTACTGCTGTAGGCGTACATAAGTTAGTGCCTCTTGCATCTTTTGACCGTGATGTGAAGGAGGTGAAGCCATCTGAAATGACGGAGGCGCAGAAGGTAGCGTTTGATGCTGTATCGACCATGCTAAAGAAGGCTGGCATTCCGGTGAAGGTGGTTAGTAACGAGGATATGGAGAAGGTGGCTGAGGCGCAGGATAATCTGAATCTTGCCATGTTGCTGAATCATCCTGAGATGAGATTTAAAATCAAGACTCCGGAGGAGAAGCAGGCTGCTGAGAATGCTTATAACTTTGCTAAGGAGTTGCGACCAAACAAATGGGCGCAGTATGCCGTGGTGGATATGAGCAATCCGAATAAGATGCCGGAGTACTACCAGAAGCAGGAGCTGGCAAGAAAGGAACGTACCTACCTGAATAAACTGATGTGGGGTAACTATAAGGTTTTCAATCTCAACAAGAGCTTTGAGGACAATGTAGCTGGGCTTACTGGCTCTTTTCCTTCTGAGTTTGACCCATATAAGATTGACGAGCAGACCAATAAGAGAAACGAGTTAAAGAAGCAGATTAAGGAGACAGAGGATGCTTATAACTCAACCGGACAAGAACGTAACAATTATCAGATTCAGTTGATGAAGGAGTACATGGATGAGCATGGACTGGCTTCTGAAAACGATATTCCTGATGATGTTTGGAGTAAATTGAATGATAAGGCTCATGAGAAATATCAAGATAAGCTTGATTCCTTGTTTGCGACATATAAGGATTTGGACAGACAGTTGAAGGCTATTGTACAGCCAGGAGTGCAGTATTTGAAGGGCAAGGGTGTGGTTTATGGCTACACTGATGGCAAGGAGATTGTACTGAATCAGGAGCATCTGAATCCTAATACACCTATCCATGAGTATCAGCATCTTTGGCGCACTGCTGCCAAGAACATGAATCCGGAGCTTATTGAGCATGGTGATAAACTCATCATGCAGACCCAGCTGTTTGCCGACTTGAAGGAGGACCCTAACTATAAGCATCTGAGCGATGATGAGATTTGCGATGAGGCTTTTGCTCGTCTGACTGGTGAGGATGGTGCTGCCATCCTGGAACAGATGGCTAAGGATGCTATCAAGGAGAATCCGCTTGATACAGCCAAGGAACTGAGTGTTATCAATAAGTTGAAGGAGTGGTTGAAGAAGTTCTGGTATTGGACTCTTGATACATTTACGAAGTGGAAGCCTGAGGACATTAAGAAAATGACCTTGGAGGATATTCGTAACCTTGTGCTGAGAGACTTGGCGCAGGGAGTGGACCCACGTACCGTGCTGAAAGGTCAAATGACCAAGGACGAAGCTGTGTCTTTACGCCAGCAGATGGCTGATAATGCCGAGCCTGAAAGAATCCTCGAACATACAGAGGATAACTGGTTACAGGATTTCGGCAAGGATGGTCGTGTCAATACACCAATAGGTAGCATCAAGTTAGGTGAAAACCAATATAAAAAGGCTGGTAGAGAAGACAGAATCAAACGATTTGGTCTATTGAAACCTACCTTGGAGCGTCCAGATGTTATCTTAGAGAAGCCTGCTCCTAAAGAAGGTGCAGAAAGACAGACCAAGTATCTGTTTGTAAAGTCTTTCAAGAAAGTAGACGGAACAAAGATTCTGAACTTTGAATCAATCACCGTAAAGCAAGGCGAGGATGAAGTTTCAATCAGTGCCCATCAAATAGAGCCTTCAAAATTGTTGAAAGAATTAACGGAATCAAAAATGCTATGGAATCGTTTCAGAGGCGATTCTAATTCCTTGGGCGAGAATCAAGGTTCGGCATTAACTCCATCCGCAAATAACCCAAGCGGAAAGGATAGCGTCCTGAATCCTCATAGCGATGCAAAGATACGCAATTCCTTTGAAATCACCAAGGAAAATGGTGGAAATTTATCTGTGGAGGATAAAATAAAAGCTGTATCTCAGCAATTTGGGGTTGATGAGGCTGATGTGGCCATGTATGCCAATGCTATTAAGAAGGGTTCTACCGCAGAGGCTGCACGTGCCAGAGCCAATATAAAGCGTCACTTGATGCAGGTAAATGAAGGTAACATTTTCTCATTTAAGGATGTTGTTAAGTACACCAAACCTATAAATGAAGCCTTGAAGGAGAACTTTGGCGACCTTGATGCAATGATTGAGGAACGAAGAAAGCAGGTTGAAGCAGAGCGTAATGCTATGGAAGCTGCTAGAAAGAGAGCAGAGGAAGAGGAAGCCAAGCGCAAAAAGCACTTGGAGGAACTTTCTTTGATTCCTGATGATAAACTTGACAAGCAGTATATGGATGCTCTTGCCAAGGGTGATGATGCTACAGCCAGGGAAATGCTTGATGAGGCTGCCAGACGTAAGGGATATGACGATACCGAAAGCGCATATCAGGGCGTAGGTGCATGGGCTGCACCGGGAAACCCTGGATATGAAAGCGACAAGGCGAGACGTGACGATTGGGAATCCAGTGGCTCAGATGTAAACCTGGAGGATATGGCTTTGGGGTACACTCCTCAGCCGGATGATTACTTCTCTCACCCTGAGCGTTATTCGCAGAACACTCCTCATGGATTGGAATCTGTGAAAGCCATCAATACGGCTATTGATGCCATTAAGAATGGCGAGAAGGATGTTAAGGTAAAGGTTTATCGTGCTGTTCCAACTTCTGTGAAGGAAGGAAAGTTGCGTAATGGTGACTGGGTTACTCCTTCTAAGAAATATGCCGAAATGCACGGAACGAACCGACTGGATGGCAAATATCGTATCATTGAAGACGAAGTTCCGGCTACTCAACTGTGGTGGGATGGCAATGACGCAAACGAGTTTGGCTTTGATGATGGCAAGGCGTATAAATACAAGAATGCCAAGAACAACAGAAAGTTGAACGACCTTGTTACCTATGATGATGAGGGTGACGTTATTCCTCCTTCTAAGCGTTTCAATTCTCGCAAGAGCGATATTCGCTTCATGTTTGCTGGAGAGAAGGGAGCTGCTGAGGCTGATAAGGCTGATGAGCAAACTATCCGCATGGATAACCTGGATGTGGCTAAGCAGATGGAAGAGGCAAAGAAGGATGCCAAGGCTATCAAAATGGCTACAGGATGGGAGAAAGGCGTGGATGGCAAGTGGAGATACGAAATGCCTGATGCCAAGATAAAAGATACTCTTGATGTTGGCGGTGGAAATATCGTGAAACGTAATGAGGAGGATATGCTTTGGAATGGTGGCAAGCTGGAAAAAGCGATTGATGCGCCTGAGTTGTTTAAGCTCTATCCTCAGTTGAAGGATGTGCGTATTAATACGGATGCCATTATGAATGACATGCCTTCAAATGGAGAATACAATCCACAAACAAAGACTATTACCATTCATGCGGATGAATTAAAGTATCTGAATAGCATTCTGAATCATGAAATTCAGCACGTAATTCAGCATGAAGAGGGTTTTGCGCATGGTGGCACACCCGAACAGGTGGAGAGAGATTTCAATGCTGCTAAGGCTGAATGGAAGGCACGTTCCTATGCCTTTGAATTGGAAGAGAAAGCCAAGGAAATGGGTGGTGAGTACAACCAATCTGAGGTAGAGAAAGCTCTTATCCAAGAATATAAGGACATGGATATGCCTGAGTTCATTCCTGACAAGGAAACCCGAATTAAGGGATTCAACTACTTCGCTCGTGGCTATGCAGACAGAAGTATGGATGATGCCATTAAGCGTTTCCGTTTGGATAGGTTCCAACGTACAGACTTTGATTCTTACCAAGAATATAGAAAGTTGGCTGGTGAGGTTGAGGCTCGTAACGTACAGAAGCGTTTGGGTATGACAGATGAGGAGCGCAGAAACTCCTTGGCATCTGAAACTGAGGACGTGAACCGTGACGAGCAGATTGTGATGAATGGGAATGATGCTAGCTATAGCATCGTGAAAGACCCTGAGACCATCAAGAAGCTGGATAAGGAAGATACGGTGAAGGTTTATCGTGCCATGCAGGTAGGCGAAGATGGAAAACTCTATCCACCGATGGCTGCAAAGGTGAATGGCAAGTTTGTGGAACCTATCGAACTCGGTAAGTGGGAACAGGCAGATGAGCGACCAGAACTTGCTGATGATAAGGGTATGTTTACCCTCAACAAGGGTAATGGTAAATCGCTTAAGGCTGCTTACAATCCTTACCTTCATACTTCTCGCACTCCACTGAATGACCAGTTTAGTGAGGCTCAGAATCGCCCTAACATCGTAACCGTGGAGGTTGAGGTGCCAAAGAGCGAGCTGACCAGTGGCTACAAGGCTGATAAAGCCAAGGATGCCGTGGGTGAAGTAGAGTGGAAGGCTGGTATCATCCAAGGACAGCTGACAGGCAAGCGCAAGGTGGTGCTTTCTCGTTGGGATAAGCCTGTGCGTATCGTGCCTGACAGCGAGGTGGCTGATGTTATCGTCAATGATATGTTCAAGGGCAAGAATATCACTATGCCTTCGAATGTGGTTACTCCAAGTCTGAGAAAAGAGTTAGAGAAGCGAGGTGTGCCATTTGTGGAGACCGATAACAGAGGCAGAATCGTAGGAGGTGAGAATGATGGTGTACATTATTCCAAGGTGTACGGTAAAAATGTGAAATCTCCTATCTTGGAGCAGAAGTTGAAGAAGCACCCTGATTCGCTGATGAAGGCCGGCACCTACTTTAGTGGTGGTGGACTGGTAGAAGAGGGATTGAAGGGCATTATCGACCCAGTGGTGGCTGTGGAGTATGACCGAAAGATAAGTGGCGTGTATCGCAACAACTTCGGACAGCATATTGTTACGGCTGACGTGAGAGACGTGGACCCTAAGGAACTGGTGAAGCATATTGATGGCGAGGTGGAGTATTTCCATGCTTCGCCTGTATGCAAGAACTACTCTCAGGCTAAGAGCAATGGGGGCGAGGTGGAGCTTGACAAAGAGACTGCCAAGAGTACTGCCGACTTCATTGATGCCGTGAAACCGCGAGTGGTGACTATCGAGAACGTGAAGGGCTACAAGGACTCTGAGGCGATGAAGATTATCACCCAGGCACTGGATAAGAACGGCTACAAATGGGATGCTGACGTTTATAATGCCGCAGATTTTGGTGGTTATACCAGCAGGGAGCGACTGATTGTTAGAGCCGTGAAGGACGGAGAACTGCCGGAGAAGCCTAAGAAGCAACCACGCAAGGGTGGATGGCTAGAGGCTGTGGAGGATATTCTTCCTACCCTGACGGAGAAGAAAAACGGTGTGGCACCATGGATGGATGCCAGACTGAAGGCTGACGGAATCGACTGGCAGAAGGTGGAGAAGCCTCTTTATGTAATGGGCAGTGCCTATGCCGATGGAAAGATTCCTCATGCCTATGGGGATGAGATTCTGCCAACGCTGAGAACCAAAAGCGGAGACGTTATCATCATGCCGGATGGAAAGGTGTTGCGTGCTGATGGCAGGGTATTGGCTAGAATAACCGGACTGGGCGATGACTATCTGTTGCCTAAGACGGAATCTTTGGCGCATACCATCATTGGCAATGGTATTCCGGTGCAGTTGACCAAGGGCGTGATTGCTCCTCTGCTGAATAAGGATGACTTATCCGGCAGAAATGTGCTGGCTAGACTTGGCAGCTCTATCTTTAAGAATAACTGGGATGCTGACATGCAGGAACAGGTGAGTGACCGGGTGGTGAACACTGCCAACAAACTGGGTGGTGCTGAGGCTACGGTTTACACTTCTCTGGATGAGGTTCCGGATGCTTATCTGAGTGATGTGAAGAATGGGGCTACCGGATGGTATGACCCAACTACGCATACAGTTTATGTTTATCTGCCTAACTGTGCTGATGCCGATGAGGCTCAGAGAACCGTCTTCCATGAGAAGATAGGACATGAGGGTATGGAAGTGCTGCTGGGTGGTGAGCAGGGCGTGAGAAAGTTTGCGGACTTCGTATATAAGTCTGTAGATAAGAAGACGAGGGGCAAGATTCTCGACTTCGCTCATCAGTATGATCCAGGTTGGAACAATCCTGACCGCATCAATATCGGTACGCAGGAGTATATCGCACATCTTGCAGAGGAGGGTCCAACTACAGCTGAGGACTTTTCTCTGTGGACTAAGATAAAGCATTATCTCATCAAGGTGCTTAAGAAATTGGGCATCCGTGTGCCTGGACTTCTGAACGACAAGGATTTGAGATATTATCTGATGAAGGCAGGTAAGGCTTTGCACGTTTGGGACAATATGCCGAAGGAGAAGCAGGAGGCTATGATGGCACAGGCTAGCAATGCCGAAATCAAGGATGCGCTAGCTGATGGTGCTGGCAAGGGCAAGCCGAGACAGAAGAAGGGCGAGAGTGCCATCCAATACATGAAGCGAGTGATGGAATGGAAGCGATGGAAGGAAGCCCGAGAGGATAAGGAAGACCCAGAGCCACCTATGTTCTATGACTTCGATAAGGATGCCGAGGGCAAGAAGGAATGGGAACGCCTTATCAAGGAGAACCCTATGGCTGATATGTTCGCCTTCGAGAAGCAGAAGCAGGACGAGGCTAGACAGAAGTACGAGGACTGGCTGACTAGACATGAACTGAACGAGCAGAACGATGCCGACCTAGACTTGTACGAGGGCAAGATATACCCAGCCGAGACCAATCCGGAGGCTGATGCCCTGGAGCTGCGAGTGATGCAGGACTTGGCAGAGGTGACTAGTACCGATGTGAGCAAGGAGGGAGCTGCAACCACCGTGAAACATGCGGTTATCCATCGTAGAAAGAATATGGAGGAGGCTAGCGCAGACGATGCCATCTATATCAATGATGTGAAGAACAGCATCGAGAAGATGGCTGAGAGCGGTGCTTTCGATAAGTTGCTTTCCGACTACCAAGGCAAGCCAAACAAGGCTGAAATGCTAGCTGAGGCTATACCTTATATAATAGAGGCACCAAGACGCATCAGAGAAATCGCCTACAAGCTGAACTCTACAGGTGTGTTTGGTGAGGGACATATCCATATCACTCCTGACGATGTGGAGGCTATACAGGAACTTCGCCCACAACTTGCCGAGGTGACTGCCAAGAAGCACACGGAGCTGAAGGATGGAAAAGAGGTAGAACTCTTCGATGATATGAAGGGCGCATCCGAGGTGGCTAGCAAGATGGCTGACATCATCAATGGCAACCATGAGAAAGAACCTGGATTTGTGCCTATTGATGGTACGGACATCTTGAATAAGAATGTTTTGCCTATCATATTGAACCGTATCACTCCTTACGGTGTGGACTACAAGAATCTGAGCGAGCCGATGAAGAGCGTGCTTGATTCCATCAGAGACTGGTATAACTATACCTTCGACTGGTTGAAGGACAACAATACCTTGAAGGCTGACACTGGTTTCACCGTGGACTATGTAAACCACCTTTGGGATAAGGAGAAGTCTGACAAACAGGCGTATGCCATGTATGTGGAGAACCGACAGCGCACAAAAAGCCCGAACGAGAAGCCACGCCAGATAAACACTATCATGGAAGGCTTGGAGGTAGGACTTGTGCCTAAGACCACGGACATCACCAAGATGATGGCTTACTACAGCAGAAGTAATATCGAGGCTTGGGCTAACAAGACAATGCTCCAAGAGGTGAGCGGACTGAACGTAATCGAGCGCAACGAGGACGGAGAGATTATTTCTTCTGACCCATTGCTTTCTTCGGTTGCACCTTTCAACTTGGAGCAATACAAATACTTCGAGATTCCTGGTGTGGGTCCTGTATGGGTATATAATGTATCGCCTAAGCAGATGAAGGTGAAGAACCCTATCACTGGCAAGGATAAGGTGCTCTATTCGGAGGCAAGTGCAGGAGATAGATTCGGAGTCGTATTCGATACCTATCAGTCAACTCCTTTCTGGAAGGCGTTTGATACTATGGCATCGAGCATGAAGAAGTTGGAGTTGGGCTTCAGTGGATTCCATGCAGGAGCACTGACCGAGGTGTATATGGTGCAGAACATGGTGGAGTATGGACCTAAGAAGGCACTCGCCAACTTTATGAAGTACATTTTTGCTGATACGATGAAGAATCATCAGTTGCCATGCTTTGCCAATCCGCAGGACTTCCAAGAGGCTGCAACCCACTTGGTGAAGTTTGGAGCGACCAACGACTATGCAGCCGCGGATGTGCAGAACATGTTCGACAACATGCGCGATGCGATGATGAAGGTGCAGGAGAAGTTGAAGGACGGAAATGGAATTTCCGGAACGGTGGCTTTGGCTACTATGCCATTGAAGGTGGCAACGCAGATGCTTTCGCTCATCAATAAGGGCATGGATAGAGCCTTGTGGGATTTCCTCCATGACGGACTGAAACTTGCGACCTACCGGATGAGGGCAGACAAGACCAAGGAACGTGCCAAGAAGAAGGGATGGACTGAGGAGGAACTGAGCCGGGCTTTGGACGAGGACGGTCAGTTTGTGAACGATATGTTTGGAGGTCAGCACTGGGATGTGCTTGGTGCCAGTCATCGCACCTTGCGCTATGCAGGAAGAGTTCTTCTTTCACCAGACTGGAACGCTTCTACTACTCGCCACTTCCTTGCACTCACAGGATATGGCTCTGTATGGAACGAGGCTACCTTGGAGAACTTCAAGGAGTATTACAAGAGGCTTTATCATAAGAATCTTACTCCAGAAGACGAGGGCAGAAGGGCTAGACAGATTTCTTCGCTTCTTTGCTATGGCTTGGGCTTCATGGTGTTCTACGAGGCTATTGCCAATGGTATCAATGCCGCCTTCCGTGCCCTGGACGAGGAGAAGGAGCGCAAGAAGGCTGAGGAGTTGAGGAAGACCAACCCTAACTACCGTAGCCCTTACGAACTGGCTTATCCAGATGGCATGAAGTGGTATGACTATCTGATGAGGGGAAACAGCCTAGGACAGCAGAGCAAAATCTTTATGGGCAGATATGCGGACGGAACGGAAATGTATATCCGACATGGTAAGCAGTTCCGAGAGGTGCCAGAGTATCTGTTTAATCATAAGGGTGAACTAGAGTTCCCTGGTCCTATGGTGCAGCGAATGATAGGCAAGGCGAACCCAATGGTGAGAATGACCTTGGACGATATAAACTATCTGAGCGACTTCCAAGCCAGCCATGCCGACCAAGAGATACAGAGAAAGTATGGCAAGACCATCGGTCTGCTCTATAAGGATGCGCTCTACTGGGCACCGTTCTTGATTCCGAGCCAAGAGAACAAGGAGTTTAAGGCAGTGGACTTCTTCTTCCCATCCTCAAAGGGATTCTCTCCTTGGAAGGCTCAGAGCTACTTCAAGGACTTCATCCTGAGCGGTGACATGGAGGGCGTGGTAATGACCTGCCAGAGCTGTGAGCGCAATGGCATCGACCCAGAGGAGCAGATAAAAGCAGCCATCGGTAGCGTGAAGGCATTGGAGAGTGCTGAAATGAAGGATGGCATTACTTCCTTGCAGGTGGCTAGCGAACGCTTCGATGAGGCTAAGAGTATCACCGAAAAGAAGAAGATGCGCCAGAAGATGAAGAAATTCCTCTCTCAGAGCGAGTATAAGGCATTCACCCAGAAGGAGGCACTGGACATGGTGCAGAGCTACCTGAATGGGGAGGATGATTTGAAGGAGATGGAAAAGGCTGAAAACAAGTACTTGATGAAGGCGAAATCGGAGGATGTGACCGAGGACTGGAGAATACAGGCTGTATGGAACGGAACGATGGAAACCTACGATGAGTATCAACGCTTGAAGGAAGTTGATAAGGCGAAGGCTAACGCCTTCAAGAACAGCAAGACCAACAAGCGACTGTTTGCAGCTAGAAAGGCTATCTCTGCTGCCAAGAAGAAGATGAACAAAGCCAAGAAGCAAATGGACGGTCAGAACGATGCCGCCAAAATGGTGGAGATTCGCAAGACCAGAAAGGAGCTGCTGGAAACATTGAATGGAATGGAGTAGCCCGGCATGATAAAAGCTACGAGGGCTTACTCGTAACTCAGAAAAAGAAAAGGGACTTGCTTCACAGCGAGTCCCTTTTTGATAGTCGTAAAATTCTAAATTCCAAATATATTTTTAATAAAAAATGAAAATCGTATTTTGAAGATGTTGGAGCGATGACTAACCTATCTGGGCGGGTCCGTTGGCTTCTGCCTTCTTTGGCTTTGCCCAATCGATGTAACGCTTCATGGCTTCGTCCATGCTCTGCTGTTCACTCTTTGGAGCTTCTTTCTTTTTTTCTCCCCAAAGACGGTGAGCAATATCATCCAAGCACCACTGCCAATCGTCTCGAAGGGTGATAACCTTGGAGCTTGGCATGATGGTTACATCTGCCTTTGGTGGGTCAACATGCTTTGTGTTACCATCCTTATCGGTCTCTTCCTTGGTGTAGATAGAGGAGAATGGTACATTATTGTCGTTAAGGAACTTTTCCACATCCTCCTTCTTGTTGTCACAGAGAAGAATGCAGACGGAAACCTTATTCTTCTTCAAGGTGGTGAGGGCTTCTTTCGCCTTGCCTACCAGGGAGAGGTTGCCTTTATCATCCTTGGTGATGATACAGGCTTCGTGAACATTAATTGATTTACTCATACTTAAAAACGTTTTTAAATGAAATGCGGAACAAAAATACTAGGAAATGATGGAAAAGTAATGTTAAGTTGCGCAACTTATCACTAAGAAGTGAGAAAAAGGTGGTATTTTTGGCGAAAAATTAAGAATTATGCCAGATAATCGTGTTATAAATGATATTTCGAACTATGCCGAGCCTGGACCTGACTCCCTGGAGGGAGTGAGCAGGGAGCGGTTTGCCCAGACGGACAGCAACCTTCGGCTGATAGAATGGGCTTGCCAATACTTCTATGATGGCGCAGAGCTGAGAAAGAAGTGGAAGCGAGCGCAGGACTTCGTGATGGGCAGACAGCTGGAAGAACTGATAGAGTGGAACGGCAGAAAGATAAGCATCCGTCAGTATATGGAAATGAAGGGTATGCCTATACTGGAATATGATGTGATAGGTGACAAGCTGCTTTCTCTCGTAGGACTTGTGCGCCAGCAGCGCAGTACAGCCTCTTGTAGTGCCGTAGACCCCAACGAGGAGGACTATATCAATTTCTTCAATGAATACCTTCGGCAGAACGACAACTTGAACGACCGGCAGGAGCTAGATGCCAGAATGTTTTATGCCTTCTGTGTCTTCGCCTTCGTGGGCATGAAAACCTACTATGGCAGGAAGGATGGCAAGAATGGCATCTTTGACTACATGGTGGACATCTTTAAGATAGCGTTGCCACCTTTCTTCAAGTATGACCTGAGCGACATAGAATTTATCGCTGAGGCTCACGATTTGACTTGGCGAGAGATAATCGCCACCTTCACCGATGGAAGCAAGGCTGAGGTGGACAAACTGAGCGAGATATATCTACAGACACAGCATCATTTCGCTCCAGAACAGACTTATCACCCGAATGGTGAAGCGCAGTATGCCGGGATAGACGATTTCACCCATTCTTCGGTAATCGGTAAGTACCGGGTATTGGAGATATGGACGAAGGAGACTAGACCAGCCATCTGGGTGCATGACTGGGATGCAGGAACTAGCGGATATGCCTCTCCTGACCAACGAGTTTTCTACGAGGAGAAGAAGCGGAAGCTAGAGGAAGCCAACATCATGAAGGACGAGAACGGTCTGCCTGTGCTCGATGAGAACGGTGAGCCTATCTATTATGTGGACCCATCAGAGCTTAAGACCATCGAAATGAAAGATGAGGTTGAGACCTATTGGTACAGAAGATACCTAACTCCGAATGGCTATCTGCTGGATGCTAGGGAATCGCCTTATTATGTATTGAGAGACGGTTTCAGAACTTCCATCATGCCATATACCTTCGTGGCATATCCTTGCCTGAATGGCGAGGTAAGAAGTTTTTCGATGCGTGCCGAGAATAATCAACGCACCTTGAACCACTATATGATGATGATAAACTTCATTGTAGCGAATGGTGCCAAGGGTACGATGCTTGTGGATGAGAATGCTCTGAGCGAAAAGCAAAGCATCGATGAAATGCAAGTGAATTATACCAAAACAGATAGCATCATCTTGTGGAACTCCAAAAACGGAGGCAAGCCACCGCAGACTTTGGTCAACAAGAGTATTCCGGCAGGAGTTGACTTCATGGTTAACTTCGCCAAGACCATGGCAAGTGAGGGTACAGGCGTGCAGGGTGCTCTGCAAGGCGTTCATCGCAACACTAGCGGTAAGCAATATCAACTGGAAAGGGAAAGTTCTTCTACCACAATACAAGATTTTGTGGAGAGCTTCAATAACTTCAAGGTGAGAATCGCCAAGAAGAAGCTGTATCTCATACAAGAGTTTTGTACCTCAGCGGATAGCGTGAAACTGACAGGGGACGATTTCGAGACACATTTCAATCCAGAGACCATGAGGGATATGGATTTAGATGTTTCCATCGACTTGGACGCTTACAGCCCACTAATCAGAAATGCTAATAACGATATGGCTTGGCAGATGATGGTTAGCGGTAAGATGGACCCATATACGATGCTGACCGTAGGACAATTCCCTGGTACTAGCAGAATGAAGAAGTACTTCAAGGAACAGCTAGAGAAGCTACAGGCGATGCAAGCGCAGCAGCAAGCGAATGGCGAAATGCCTACAGCAGGAGCTGGACAACAGCAGACAGGTACGCCAGCAACACATCTGAAAGATGCAAGCGATGGTGTAAATGACTTGGCAACTTTGCCATCATCGGGCACATAAAAGGAAAGTTCTTAGAATCATAATAAACTCTTAGGTTTTTAGTTAGTAGATTGTTTTTAGGTTTTAGTTTAAAGGTAAAAAGATAAGGAAGAGGAGACCGTGATGGCTTTCTCTTCCTTTTGTTTTGTGAGGGCTTAGGAGATACCATATTTCTTCTTGTAGGAACGTAGCTTTTCCATCGGGACGGAAACACGATACATGTAATAGTCTTGCCATTGCTTCAACTTCTTGGCTCTAACCTTGTTGTCGGCATTGCATCCGATTGCTCCCCACTTGGAAGGTGTGTAGTAGAAGGATGCAGCCTTGATGTCTTCCACATTCTTGAAATAACGTGTTGCCTTCCACTTGCCAAGCTGAACCAGGCGACGGTAGGCGAGCATACCCTTGCGGTTGGGGTCGTAGGTCATAATCGCCCAATCCTTGTGGGACTGGTCGTAGAGCATGTAGAAGCGAGGCGCACCACCTTCCTTGTACTTAGCAAGGGTGGCTTTCACTCCCTTCTGCCACATACGAGTGGAGCGGAAGAGTTCGATACGAGTAACAATAGGCTGGTAGATGGTTATGAGCATCTTACGCAGCAGGTTTGAATAACTTTGTTTCATTTTTCTTTTTACTTTTAATTGTTAACTTATATGGACAGGCGATGGAATCGCCTGGAACGGTGGCTCAGGGAGAGGGCTAGCTGCCACCACCTATGCCTGACAGCTCGGCTACTACAGGTGGGCGGTTGCGGAGGCGTTCACGCTCTATGTCGGACTTAGAACGGAATGGGATGATTTCTGGGGCTGGCATGTCCTTTTCTACGTAGAGGGCGATGGCTCTAGCCATCACACGGTCGTCATGCTTGCCAGCAATGGCACCATAGCAGTCGTTCTGCTTGTAATAGAGGAAGTAGGTGCATTCATCAATGGCTGCAAGTTCTCGCTCCATATAGCCACCGTCTCGGATGATGCGTGCCATGGTCTTCACTACTGCCACCTTGGTAGCCTTGTTAGTATTGAATCCCCATTTGGTCTCAATGTTCTTCACCTTCTTCAACTTGGACTGTGACGCACTATACAGATTACTGTAGAGAGGGATGAGGATGGGGAAGAACAGCTCTGACTGGTTGCCCTCGGTATTGTTCATACGAGAGTAAGCGGTATTGTTCTCGATAACCAGGAAGGCATCATTAAAGAAATGAGCAATCTGGGCGCAACGCATGGCGAGTTGGTCGGCATCGCAGTGACCATGCCATTCGGCTACAATCTCGGGAACACCACCATAGATTTCATCGTAGCGGTCGAGCACCACGATGTCGGAGAAGTCGGAGGTTTTATGTGAACCACCAATATCGCAGGCTACAACGTAACGGTGCTTGACAATCTCGGAGTTATCGGGTCCAGCCCAAACTTTGAGAGGTCCACCAGCACGCTCTACGAAACGGATGTTGTTCATGCAAGCAGGGTCGGCTGCATCGTAGGAATCTCCCTCGATGTCGCCCACCATGATAGGCTCGATGCCCTTGCAGTCCTCTTCCATCTCCTTCAACTTGTAAGGGTCGAAGACGGTAGTGCCGGAGAAGAGGAAGGCTTCCACGTCATCGGAAGGATATTCCTGGCGCATGCCATCCAAGTCGCTGTACTTCTTGCACTCATTCACATACCAATGGATGCCTTCGAGGGTTGCACCCTTGATTTCCCAAAGCCACCAGAAGTAAGAGCCATGATATTGCTCATCCTCACGATTCTTGTAGAGCCAAAGAACGAAATCAATCTTTTCTTGCTCAGACTTGAAAGGAAGGATATACTTCTCGATGTCGAACCATGGAACGAAGTAAGGGGTATAGATGGAAAGGCGATTGCCGTCCTTGTCGAAAGAGTTGGCACGCACCCATTCATCATGAAACTCATTTTCACGCCCGTTAGGGGTAGACTCTCGCACGATGAAGGTGTAAGGTCTCGTAACATTGATAGGCGAGATTGCGGCATTGACAACCTTCTGTGGAGTCCACTCTGTAGTGTTAGGGAAAAAGGCTTCCTCGGTGATGTGAGCCATAGCTGCATCGGCAGAACGGCAGGACTCAGGGTTACGAGCCGAACCAGTCTGTATCTTGCAGGAGCGAGGGATGAGGTACTTGATATTGTTCTGAGTGCTTGATGTGCGGAGTTTGCGAGAGTCTTCCTTGAATGTCTCTCCAATCTCATAGTAGAGCCATGTAGGGATGGCATTTGCCAATTTCTCGTACATATCGAACACCTGGGTAGCAGATGAAGACTGGTGACCGATGATGTTGCTATTCCAGTTGGTCTTCCAGAACATCTGAATCCAGAACATGTAAACCTCGGTATCAGTAGAACCTCCCCATTGGCGACACTTCAAGAGGATAATCAAAATACTGTGCAGCTCACCATGAAGGCGTTGCCGTTCGAAATCCTTGGTGAGACCTATCTGTGCATGGTTGAGAAGAAAAGGTATATCATCGCCACCATCCTTGTTCTTGATTCGGGCATAGGCATAGGCGAAGAAATAGAAATCGTGCTTGCAGCGGAGACGGATGAGATAGCGGAATACTGCATCGCGTGCCTTTTCTTGATCCAGGTCTGCCATATACTTCTCGCAGAAGGCAGAGATAGAACCGCACTTGATGATGGCGCAGAACTTCTTTTCCTTCAACATTTCTACCGGCAGCCAAAGCTTCTTGCCTTTTAAGAAATCCTCAATGACACACTCGAAACGAAGACCAGGGGCGTTTTCTCCAGTAATGGGACGATAGCTAGCGAGGAGGCTTGTGAGCCTTCTCTTATCTTCCTCTAGAAGTTCTTTGAGCTTCTTTTCGGAAATCTGCTGCTGAGGTCGTACCTTTAATGTGGATTTTGCTACTGGCATCCGTTATATATAATAATGTTAAGTGTTGAATGTTAAATGTTGAGTTTTTGAGATTTGCGAATGAATCCTTCTGCCTTGGCATAGATGAATCCGATGGCAAAGAGGATGAGGTGATAGATGCCAGCTATGTGAGGGAGGAGGCATCCAATCACTAGGAGGATGAGCATCTGCCAGAAGGCTAAGCGTTTTCGCCTGTAGAGCCACGGAGCGGTGAAGCCCATGAAGAAGGAGATAATGACCGATGCGCCCAAGACCGGGAGGGACGGATAATAAAGGAAGGAGAGACCAACGGAGGCAAGCCACGAAGCCAGCACACGATGGATGCGAAACTGACGATGAACCATGAGGAGGCACCAGGCATTAACAGCCCAATGGATGAAGTTGGCATGACCGAACATGTAAACGAAATGGGAGTATATTGGGGTTGATGGCGATATAGCCATGTTGGCGTGCAGCGGAATGATGAAAGCCATCAGGAGGACGATGAGGAGTGTTATATATAATGTACGCATAATGAATGAAAGTTTTATCGAGTGATGAATGATGTTTTCTTATTGCGGAAATAATTGTTGATTTTCATCTGTATGTAGCGAGGAGCCATCCCCATGTTGGGTGCAGGGAGGTCTAGGCACACATACACAAGATGCTTGGTGTTGTATTCCTTGTATTGTTCCATCTGACGGAGGCGCAAGAAATCCTGATAGAAGGCTTCGAAGAGCTTTTCCTTCATGGCTTGGTATTTGCCGAACTTAGGCTTTTCCCCCTTGATGCGCTTGCAAACATACCGATAGGCTGTGCTATCAGCGAGATAATAACAAGAGGCTGGCATCTTGGCGATGTAATCGCATATCTTAGCCATGGTGGTAGGATATTCTACCATCCTCTTGGCCTTACGAAAGAGCAGAAACATTTCCTGGTCTCTTTTAAGGTAAATTTCGGATATGGAATTTAGATGTTTCATGCCAACAAAATTAATTCATCAAGATGCAGAACTTATCACAAAGTAATGCGAAATTTTGCTTAATTTAGCACACAAATATTAAAAACGAACGCTTATGGCAAAAGAAACGATTGATAATCAGAATGTTAAATCAAAGCGAGATTCTTTCAGAGAGCGTCTTGCTCAGCGTTATCCCGACCTGAATATGGACGATGATGAGGCTGTTTATAACCAAATTGCGACCGATTACGACCAGTACGACCAAAGCAAGAAAAGGATGGACGACTTCAACAATATGCTGAAAGAAAATCCTCATGCGCCTGGGCTGGTGACAGGTCTCATTACAAAGAAAAATGCCGATGGTGGCGACTTCAACCTTATCGACTACTTGATAGACGAGCTAGGACAAGACTACATCGAAGCCATCAATGGTGACGAGGAGGCTAGGAAACGCTTGAAGACTAGCGAGAAGGAAAAGCTTGCAGCCAGTGAGAAGCTAGCCAAGGGCAAGGAGACTCTTGCTGCCAACATGGAGCAAGAGGATAAGGAGCTTGATGCTGCCATGAAGGAAGCCAAGATTAAGCCAGAGGCAATCAAGGACTTGATAGAGTGGATGTATAAGCGCAGTGATGATGGCGAAGACCACGATGATGATGGATTCGTATGGCGTGCTGCCCGGTATGGCTTGAAGAAGGCAGACTTCTTGCGTCTCTTCCAAATCAAGGACTTCGACAAGGCAGTGTCTGATGCCGAGGAACGTGGCTACAAGCGTGGCAAGAACGAGAAAATCGACCAGCAGAAGCAGCTACATGATGGAAGACAGGGTGGCAAGAGGAACATCAACATCAATGGTGGCGGTGGTGCTCCTTCGCTTCCAAAGGAGAAGAGCCGAACCGAACAGGTGTATAGCCAGATGGTTGGAATGTAGCTCTTATCAATTAAGAATTTATAGTTAATAATTAATAGTTAAAAAAAATGTAGATTATGAAACAGTTTAAGAAATGGTTTGGATTCATGATGGCGATTTTCGTCATGATTCTGAGTGGTGGCAGCTCTTATGCTATGGCAGAAACTCCTCCTAATATTCCAGAAGGTGCAGGTGGCGGTGGCCCTACAGGTCCAACAGATGGACCGGGCGTAGGTGGCACGGGTCCAAAGTGGCAGGGTGGAAGCCAAGAGCTACAGGAGAATATGAACAACTGGGACTACTATGTGGCTCATGTGAACCCTACCGTGGTGGAAATGAAGCTGGAGAGTTGCCCAATCGACCAGATTCTTCGAGCCTCGAAGCGAATGACTCCTGTGGACAGTAACCGCATTGAGTACTATTCCATCGGTCAGCGACCAATCAAAACAAAACTTGCAGCGAAGTTAAGTAAAACTACAAACGGTGGCTCTGTAAAGCTAACGGTGGAAAATGCGACAGTGTTTGGTACTGGTGACATCATTATGATTAAAAGCTGTCTTGGCTATCAGGACAACGGTACTGACCGAAGCACGATGATTCCTTTGCAGCTGCGTGTAACAGAGGTAGATAACGATGGAAACCCTACATGCTATGCGCTGAATGGAAAGAAAAACGCCAGTCGTGGTAACCGGGACATTCCTGAAGATATTGAGGCTGGTACTGTAGTAATGCGACTGGGACGAGCTGCTGGTGAAAAAGAGGTAGAGACTGGTAGCTACTACTCTATGCCAGATAAGAGCTTCCAGTATTGCCAGCGATTCATCATGCAGGTGGAGGAGTCTCTTATCGACCGTATGAGCAAGACCCAGGTTCAGTGGGACTTCACCAGACAGGAGAAAATGGCGATGGACGATATGCGTCAAGGTCAGGAGCTGAGCGGACTGTTTGGCTATCGTTCTATGTCGAATGGTGGCAAGGATGTAGGTCTTGTCTATACCATGGGTGGCATCTTCTGGGAAGCTGGTAAGGATTTGCAGATTGGACACTGGGAGCCAAAGATGTTTAGACAAGCCGATGGCACTCTAGTTCCTGTAACACACGATGTAACCGTTCCTGATGATTCTAGCGGTACAAAGGTTGAGAAGAAGCAGGTATATGAGTATGTGATTAGTGAGAAGGAGCTGACCTCATTTATTGCTGCTATGTTGAAGGGTGCAGGTAACTCTAGCCGTACCAAGTTGCTCTTCGTGGACAACTTGATTTATCAGGCATTTGCTAACCTCCGCTCTAACAAGCGTATCATTACACAGACCGAAAAGGACTACCAGGGATGGAAGCTCGACTTCGAGAAGTTTGAGAGCATGGGAACTAAGATTCTCATCTATCGCCACGATGCCTTCAACAGTTGGGGCATGGATGGTAGAGCCTTCTGTTTGGATGCTCGTTATCTCGACAAGTATGTATTTGGTACTTGGTCACGAAATGAGTTTAATGCCAAGGATTTGCTGATTCGCAATACCGCAGGTGTGGTAATGGAGGAGTATAGCTGTTGGGTTCTGACATTCCCAGATGCCCATGCTCGTGTATCTCGCCCTACCTTCACAGAGGACGGTGTGACCGATGAGCAGATTCAGGAGGCTGCTTAATCATCGCAAAGGGAACTGATAGTTTTCTAACATATATCAAAACTCGGGGATAGTTGAGGCTCTAGATGGGAACAATAGCCCTCGGACTAGGCTTCGCTATCCCTTCACCCATAAACACAAAAGATATGTATAGATTTGTAGCAAACAGTATGCTCATCTTTGTGGTGACTCTGCCTAGCGGACTTATCAAGAGCGTGGAGTTTGAGAGGTGCAGTAACAATGCTTATTCTTACCTCACGGACAACAAGCAGGTGGCTGACTGCATCAGAAAGCATCCGTTAACGAAGGCTGGACGCATCAAGGATGAGAGCGAACCTGAACCAGAGCCAAAGAAAGCTCTTGATGAGGTAATAGGGAAAGCGATGGACTTGATGGACGATAACGCCCTTCGCTTCGAGAATATCACCAAGGCTAAGAACTATCTCCAGAAGACCTTCAAGGTGGATGTAAGGAAACTGAAATCACCTGAGCAGGTGAAGGAGAAGGCTAAGGAGCTTGGGGTTGAAATAGTTTTTTAGTTAATAGTTTATAGTTAATAGATGTGCCTATGGAAGCATTGATGAGTGACCTTGTGAAGGAAATGAGGCTTGCGTTGGACGAGGTGAAGCACGATGAGCTGAACGATGTCTTTGCCGATGATTCGGACGAGGAAATGAAACAAGCTATCGAGACTGCCGCACAGCAGCTTTTGCTGCAAGCACCACCGCAGATGCTACAGCCCAAGAGGGTAGTGGCATCGCTAAATGAAAGCGGTAAGCAAGATTATGATGCCATTCAGACACAATACACTGATGGGCATGGTAGCCTTGTGATACCTGATGATTGGCTGAGGCTGGTGGAGCTGAGGCTGAAAAGTTGGTCTTCCTCGTTGGTGGCTTTGATGGACCCAGGAAGCAAGGAGGCTCAGATGCAAGACTCTCGATGGACTAGGGGGACACCGCAGAAGCCGAAGGGCATGATAACCGTTTCGCCTACTACAGGAAAGCGAGTACTGATGTACTGGACTGCCGGAAGGTATTCTGCTAACCATGATATGCCTACAAACAAGGTGTATGACCATGAAGTGGAGCTATTTACATACCTTCCTTATCAAAAGGTGAAGGATGTGCTTGAAAAGGATGAGAAAACGGTGAAAGACCAGAAAATCATCCTAGCCCTGACTGACGAGTGTAAGAAGTATCTCATCTATCGTGCCATCTCCATCTTCTTGATAAGTAAGAAGGAGAGTGAACTGGGCGAGAAGTATAACCAATTATCACAAATATAACAAGATATGGCTAATGATATAGACAAAACAAGTCCTCACTACAAGGGGGAGTTTGGTAGTATCTACGAGGTGAACCAAAAGTTTCCTTCGGGAGGCGTGGAAGGTGACTACGTGGCTATTGATGGTTGGGCGCATTACTGGAATGCGGACAGAGGAACTTGGTGCGTGAACGCTCAGAGGGATAGCTACTGGGATGAGCTTATCACCAATATCATCGAACATTTCAAGACCATCAAGGGTGCTACCTATATGGGGGTGGCTACTACTGACACCGTGCCTGATACTACGGCTGCAAAGATGTTTTATTTTGCGCTGCAAGGTGGAAAATATGCTAACTTCGGAAATCAAGATGTAGTCCAGGGCATCAATGTGCTGCTGACTATGGACGGTAAATCGTGGACGGTGCAGAGTCTTATTTCCGTTGCTCAGGAATTGGGGGCTAGCACAACTATGCTTATGAGCCAGAAGGCGATTACGGATGCCATCAATCGCAAGGCTAATACGACCGATGTGGATGAGGCTTTAGCAAAGAAAGCTGATAAGGAAACGATGAACACGGAACTTGCCAAGAAGTTTGATAAAGTTTCTGTTGTTCAGGAAACAGGGATGGCTACAGATAAGGTTATGAGCCAGAAGGCTGTTACGGATAATCTTACAGAGCTGCAAAATACGGTCTTTCCGCTAGAGGTGTCTTTATCCCTTGACAAGCCTTTGCTAGAATATACTGGTAGTGAGCAGAGCATCAAAGCTACTTACTCTATCAAGCGCAAAGGTTCGCTAATCACGCCTACAGCATTGGCTCTGTCTGTTGATGGTTCTCTTGTTAGTATTGATGTAAAGCAAGCAGATACAGTTACTATCAAGGTGAATAAGGAGGGAGAAACGCAAATCATCCTCA